CGTCTGTCAGTTGGTGGACGTGGCGACGAGACGCCATGGGTGCCGAAGTCGCGTGATACCACCGGCTGGCGTGCGTCGTGCGGGTGCGGTGCTGAGACGCAGCCGGCCACTGTCCTCGATCCTTTCGCGGGCAGCGGGACGACGCTGCTCGTTGCTGACCGGCTGCAGCGGCATGCTGTGGGTATAGACCTATCGACCACCTATGCCGACATGGCGCGGAACCGCGTCGCTGCCGACTGCCCGCTGTTCACGTCGTGGGCGCCGGCCGATGACCCGGAAGAAGCGCGCATGGCGGATTTGTTCCAGGAGATGGCGGCGGACTGATGCGCCATAGCAAGCCCATCCGCGTGTTTTACAGCATCCTGTCGCGGCGGTTCTACGCGACGCGGGCGTGGCGCGAGGTAAAGCCTGGCGTGATCGAAGTCACCGGTGAGCAGTTCGACGTGACGGATGATATCGCTGGCCTCATCAGGCAACACGGAATCGAGTTCGCGGAGGCGGCGGACTGAGCGATGGACATCGGCTTCATCTTCTGGCTGTTGATGCTGCTGGCCATCATCTTCCACGTTGGCGGCTACTGGGGGCCGTATGCGGGGAACCCTGGGTATGTGCGTTTCAACGGCATCTGGCTGTTCATTCTCCTGTTCATTCTCGGGTGGCGCGTGTTTGGTTTCATCATCCGTGGCTGATGCTGATGCACGGGAACTAGATCGGCGACTGCTGCACCTGGAGTTGGTGGTATCGCGGCTTGCGGAGCAGGTGAAGCAGTTGCTGGAGGATGTGAACGCGCTGCGTCAGGCGCACCAGGGAGGCGACAAATATGCGTAGCGTTACACTCCTTGGCGTCCTTGTCCTGGCGGCGTGTAGCCAGCCCTCGCAGCCCGCAGCGCAGGTGCCGGCCCCGCCGGTGCAGAGCGCTGCCCAGAGTGCGGCGCAGAGCCAGCGGACAGAGGCGCAGGCGGCCAGCCGCGACAGCTCGGCGACGCGGGATCAGATCAAGGGCGTGCAGGGACGGCTACAGCGCGATGGGTTCTATAACGGGCCGATCGATGGTGTGTGGGGGCCTGCGACGGCGGCTGCGGTGAGCCGGTATCAGCACGCGCACGGGTTTGAGGAGACCGGGAAGTTGAACCGAGAGACGCTGGATAGCTTCACGCCGCCATGAACCTGCTCCTGCTCATCGTCATTGTGCTGGTGCTGTTTGGTGGCTTTGGTGGCTACTACGGATACAGCTCGGGCTATTACGGCCGTGGCGGGTTCGGCGGCATCGGGCTGGTGCTGCTGATCCTGGTCATCGTGCTGCTCTTCGGAGGCGGCCGCATTTGGTGACCAGTGACATTCACTGAACATTCGCGGCGTTGCTGCGGATTGCGGTTGTAGATACGGCCGCCGTGCCGAAACCATGAAACTGATGGAGTATGTGATGGCAGTACCATTTCCTGTGCCGGCTGGCAGCGTGATTTTGCTGCCGGGTGGGCCGGACCAAGGGCTTCCGCAGCCACCTCCGGGGTATTGGGGAGGTGTGGCGCCGCCGGTGATCGACAACACGCTGCCACCGCCCCCGCCTGGGATTTGGCCGCCTCCGGTGAGCATCTGGCCGCCTACGCCGTTGCCGCCCGATTACCCGATGCCGCCCGGCTCGATCTGGCCGAGCCCTGGCGTGCCGACGCATCCGATCGCGCCTGGTGGCCCGCCGCCGGAGGTGAGTGGAGGTCCGCCGACGTACCCGGATCAGGGGTTGCCGGCGATCGAGAAGTACTTGGTGGCGATCGTCGCCGCCTCACAGGCTGGCGGCCTCCGGGTTGTCGGCTACACGGTGGTGGATCCGTCGCTGTCGGTTGGGTATCCGGTGCCGCAGCCGACACCGACGCCGCACGGGTAGAGAGGGATGGCACTAGCGCTGGCGCGTGTTGGTATCGCGCTGGCGCTGGTGCTGGCACTGCCGGCGTGCGGGCGCAGCTTCAGGAGTTGTGCGGCGTATATCGCGATCCTGGGGCCGACGACGATCACGCTGACCTGCCCGCCGCCTGGGTTCCAAGGCACCGAGACGCTGCCTACCGACACGACGACTGAAAGGGTTACACCATGATGCCTGAGCCGCCGTGGTGGATCTGGGGACTGGTTGGGATCGCGTTCTTCGTCGCCGCGATCCATCGCGCGTTGGTGGTGATAGCCTCTTACACGCGATAAGAGCGGTTATCACTGGTAGTGGAATTTTGGCGGCATGAATAGCAAGTTAGCGGAGGAAATCGCCCGACTTGCCGCGCCGATTTATGCGGCGTTTATGCAGCGCGCGAGCAACAACGAGCTCCAGACCAGGAGTTGGCAGGAGGACGCGCGTGCTGCGGCGATCCGCCAGGCGCAGGCGCTGTGGCGGGAGACGCTAGAGGCATGAAAGGCGTCGTGCAGACCCCCTGGACGGACGAGGAGCGGGCGCTGCTGCGCCGGCTGCGGGCCAATGGCGTGGGGTTGAAGGCGGCGGCGGCGATGATGGGGCGCAGCTACCACAGCATCCAGCGGCAGGTGCGGTATCTGGGGCTGCAACTGAGGCTGCCGCCGGATACCAGAAAAGTATCTGGATCCAAGCCTGCGGCGCCGACCCGCGCCGGGCGCACCACGCTGCCGCCGCTGCCATCGCTGACTGAGGGCCAAGAACCGCCGCGGTGAGGCCCGACGGCGGCGCCTGTGTCCAAGCCATGGCGGGCGTGGACGCAGGTGACTGCCGGCACACCGGAGGCCGACCATGGGGTGTACTGGTTCGCCGGCCTGATCGCGCCGCTCGCCACCGCCTGGGCCGCCCTGGCGCTGATTGCCTGGGCCATCGTTGAGATCCCATGAGCCACGCTGAAACCTTGCCGCCGGACTGGGCCGAGGCGATTGCCAACAGCCCCAACCCGTTCCACACCGCGATCAGCCGCTATGCCCGCGCGCCGATCGCGTTCGTGCGCGAGGTGCTGCACGCCGAGCCCGACCCGTGGCAGCTCGAGGCGCTGCGGGCGATTGCGCGTGGCCACACCCGGATTGCCATACGCAGCGGCCACGGTGTGGGCAAGACCGCGCTGGCGGCGTGGACGATCTGCTGGTTCGCCAACACACGCGCGCCGTTCAAGTGCGCGATCACCGCGCCGTCGAGCCCACAACTTTTTGACGTCTTAGTTCCTGAGCTACGCAAGTGGTTCGAGCGGCTGCCGATGGGGTGGCGGGGCCTGTGGGATCTGACCTCCGACCACATCCGGCTGAAGGCCGACGCCGAATGTTTCATCACGGCACGCACGAGCAGAGCGGACCAGCCAGAGGCCATGGCCGGCCTCCACAGTACTCATTTGTTGCTAGTTGCGGATGAAGCCAGCGGCATCCCCGAGCCGGTGTATGAGGCGGCGGGCGGTTCCATGAGCAGCCCGGGGGCCATCACGCTGCTGATCGGCAATCCGACGCGCAGCTCTGGCTTCTTCTGGCGCGTGTTCACCATGGAGCGCGACCGCTGGCACTGCATGCGGGTGAGCAGCGCGTCCAGCAAACGGGTGTCGGCGGAATACTGCGAGGAGATCGAGGCCCGCTACGGCACCGATAGCAACGTGTTCCGCGTCCGCGTGCTGGGCGAGTTCCCGGTGGCCGATGCGGACACCGTGATCCCGGCGAGCCTGGTGGACGACGCGATGGTGCGGGATGTGCCGCTGGATATGACCGCACCCGCCGTGTGGGGCGTGGATGTGGCCAGGTTCGGGTCCGATGCGTCGGTGCTCATCAAACGCCGCGGCAGCGTGGTGACTGAGTTCCCGCGCAGATGGAGAAACGTGGATACGATGCAGCTGGCAGGCGCGATCAAGGCCGAGTGGGATGCCAGCACGCATGACCGGCCGACGCTGATCTGCATCGATGTGATCGGCATCGGCGCCGGGGTGGTCGATCGGCTGCACGAGCAGAACCTGCCGATCCTGGGCATCAATGTCGCCGAGGTGCCGAGCACGACAGGGCGATATGGCAGGCTACGCGATGAGTTGTGGGTGCGGGCGCGGGAGTGGCTGGAGACGCGCGCCGTGCGGCTGCCACGCGATGACCAGCTGCGCGATGACCTGGTGGCGCCGCGGTATTCGTTCCTCAGCGATGGGCGCCTGCAGGTGGAGAGCAAGAACATGATGCGGGCGAGGGGACTGGCATCGCCGGATAGTGCCGATGCGTTTTGCCTGACGTTTGCGCAGCAGGGCCTGGGGATTGCATCCGGCATGACCTCGGGCCTGCACGACAGCATGCCGGTGCGCATGGCGCTGACCGCAGGGGATTTCGTGTGATGCCAGGGCAGCCGGCGCCTGATCCCCCACCCCTGCAGACGCTGGAGACGCGGCTGGTGCGCATCGAGGGGATGATCGAGGATGTGAAGGATTGCGTGGAGCGCCTTGAGCGGCTGCTGGTGCAGAGCAGCGCGGAGCCGCAGCCATGAGCGGCATGTTGCCACCGCAGGGCGGCCCACCCATAATGCCGCCCGATGGGCCGCCGCCGCCTGCACCGACAATGCCGGCAAATGCGATGCAGCCTCGCGGCGGTCCACCCGCGCCATCCCCCCTGCCGCCCATCCCAGGCCTCGTGCCGCAGGGCATGCGCCCCATGGGCATGCAACTCGGCGCCGAGCAGATGCTCGCCTTCCTGCTGCCGCCGAAGCAGGACAACGAGCCGCCCGATAGCAGCGACGACCAACTGCCGCCGCAGTTGCGGAAATATGCGGCAGGCCTGCGACCGGCGGTCAGGCCGGTCGGCGCCCCCTGGCAGCAGGAAATCGTCTTTGAGCGCCTCGGCAAGACCGACGACGAGATAGCCGAGACGGCGCGGTACTATTTCCGCATCGCGCAGAACTACGACATGTACCTCAGCAGGGAACGGATAACGGCATCGCAGTACTACGCCGGCCTGGAGGAAGCCTCCCTGCCGGAAGGCCGCTCCAAGCTGGTGATGACCGTGGTCAGGGACACCATCAGGCAGACGCTGCCGAGCCTGCTGCGGGTGTTCACCGCAGTTGAGGATCCGGTGAGCTTTGAGCCCATCAGCAGTGAGATCCAGGGCAATGACCAGCTGGCGACCAGCCTCGCACGCCAGGCGACGGATTATTGCCGGTGGGCATTGTTCGTAGCGAACAAGGGTTGGCAGGTGCTGCATGACGCCCTGCTCGATGCCCTGACGCGGAAAGCGGGCTGGGTGCGGTGGTACTGGGGCGCCAAGCGGCATGTGCGGACCGAGGTCTGCGAAGGCCTGTTGCTGCCGCAACTGCAGCTGCTGCTGAGCGAGCCGGGCATAGAAGCGCAGCGCATCGTGCGACGGCCCATGCTGCAATCCGAGCAGCAGGCACTGGCCAAGACACCCGACGGGCAG